ATGGCATCTAATACTATTGAAATTTCTTTATCTTTATCTTTTTTATTATTGGTTTCACTATTAGCCATTAACTGCAAAGATTCATTAATCTCGTTGAGAGTGTATTTTTTTAGGCTTTGCTGGACATTCTTAAAAAAAGTTTCCAGTTCTTTTTTTTCAGACATATTTACATTTAATGTATTCATATTTTGTACGAAAATACTAATTAATTTCGTACAAAAAAATTAAACACGTAATTTTATTTATAAACTTTAACTTTGTAATAATTAAATGTATGAATATGGAACAAGATAGTAAAATAGAAAGTTTTAATAAAAACGATAAACAGTTATTTTTTAATCAGATTAAAGGCGCTATTTACGAAATAACTCCAAGTGAGGGCTGGTGTTCAATTACACTTAATGTAGGACACGAAAGCACTCGCTTTGTAAATTTTTCTATAAAAACAGAGGCATACGAAAAAATAAAAAACAACCATTTAGTTGGAGACAAAGTTTTAATACGTTTTTATTTAACCAGTCGTTTTAAAAATGAACGTTGGTACACGGTTGCAAACATCCTACAAATGGATGCTACTATTTAAGAAATTCCTCCATTCCAATAGCGCAATTTTCAATAGAGTTGGCACGTTCACGCAATGATTCTATTTGCAACTTAATTTCTTGTTTGTCGTAGCTGACATAATATCCTTTGCTTGTGGCTATTAATGGTAGCATACCATAAGAGCGAATATAATTACAAATTTTTCTTAAACGTGGTTGGCTTAATTTTGTATTGCCCTTTTTTATGTTGGCATTATACCTACTTACAATTTCGGGTGCTTTAATAGGGTTTTCTTTTGTGTACTTTTTAAACGCTTTAATGATGCTTGGCACGATAGCCAGTTCTTTATCGTTTAATTCTGGTGTGAGGTGTTCAAAATTTGTTATCATACTTTTATTTGTTTTACACAAACATACACAATAATAAAATGCTTGTCTAAAATAAGTTTTGAACAGAATAATGTTAAAAACCGATAAAGCCCTTGTTTAAAGGCTTTACCAGTTAATTTTTTATTTTGTTTGTTCTGCTTTACGCTTATCCATTTCGGGCTTAATAACGTATTTATAGCCGAAATAACCTATCACGATTGCGCCAATTAAATAAATTATAGCGTTGCTACTCTTACCGCTACCAGAACCTCCAGAGGTTTCAAATTTTGTTATCATAATTCTATTTTTTAGTTAAAGTGAATAAATTATCATCTGTTTCAATCAATGTGAATTTACTGGTTTCAACACCATTGTCTCCACTACTGTCGTAATTTTGAAAAATTACTTCGTATGCCGTTCTGCTAATTGATTTTAACTCATCAAAACCAATTTCTTTTTTACCACTCGCAAAAACAACTTCAAGTTCAGCATCAATTTTTAAGCCTTTAGGGTCATTTGTAACAACTATTTCTGGTTCGTTTTTATCATCAGAATTATTATCATCATCCTCGTCATCATCATTATAATTATCGGAATCATCATCATCCTCGTCATCAAGCATATCAACAATTTCTTGTGTAGCCATTTTGTCGCTGGTTCTAATTTTAGATAAAGTTGTTTCACTTGCCTCTTTGCCTTTACCTTGTGCCATCCTTATAGATTTTTCAAGGTCTTTAATAGCCGTAATACTGTTTCTTGCATCATCCGTTAAATCGGACATTTGCAAATCGTTTTCAGCCATTAGTTTTTCGTAGCCATACTTATACTCGCTCATACTTATTGATTTTTATTGGTTTATATTATTTTAATTTAGCTAAAAGTTTATTTAATTTTTTGATAGCCTCTGTATGTTCAGCAATCATTTTTAAAATTTCGCCTTTCGATACCTCGCCTTTTTCAGCACGTTTTTCAATGTTTATATAAACTTTTTCATTAGTTTTTTCAACTTTCTCTTTGTTTTTTGTTGCTGGTGTTTTCTTTGGCTCGTTTGCACGTTTTTTAGCATTTGCTTTCGCTTTCGCTCTGCGTTCTTTGGCTTGTTTAATTACTTTGTCGCAATAATCATCCTCATCTTCTGGGTTTTTAGCCTCTGCTTTTGCTTTAGGTTCTGCTTTTGCTTTTGGCTCTGGCTTTGCTTTTGGCTCTGCTTTTTTCGGCTCTGCTTTTTTCGGCTCGGCTTTAGTAGGCTCTGCTGGTTTGGTTGGCGCTCCTTTAATTTGCGCTTTTAAATCAGCAATCATTTTATTTAATGATGTTACTGCGGATGCTGGTAGGCTTGGGTTCTTTGACCTTTTTTCTAAATCAGCAATTTTGTTATTAATTTCTTGTGCGTTCATTTTTTTTATTTTATTTTGTTAATATTAAATACAACCTCCATCACAGAATTTTTGAGTATCTATAAGCATATCAAGTGTCTCAACCGCCTCGTTCCATTCTGCAATATCTTTAGCACTACCGCCTACCTCAATTAACATTTTAAGAGTTTCAGTAGCCTCTGTCCATTCTGCAATTTCTGGGCTTTCAGTAGTTGTTGTTGGTTCTGCTCCTTTGCCAATAGCATTTGGATAATCAATTTCGATTAATTCTTTTACTGCAACAAAGTCCTCATCGGTCTCATCCAATAAGTCAATATCGTTATCCGTTAAAATTTGATTAGTAACGTATTCAGATGCCTTTTGAGGCAAAGCCGATAAGTTCAAATCATTAAAGTATTGTGTTATTTTTGTCATTTTGTTATTAATTTTGTAAAGTTAGTAAAAATTCATTTAATTTATCAGTATAGCCATATTTATTTTTTAAGTTACCGCCAGTCTCCATTTTTTCGGTTTCCAAAAGTTCCAAAAACGCTTTTAGTTTTTGTTTTACCGCAACTTTTTTAGTTTCATTTTTGGTCGGTTTTTTATCGTGAACGATTTTAATTGGTTTTTTGCTTTTATCATTAACAATTACTCCAGTTTCCTTATCATTTTCAATATCAAAATACTCATCCACACGCTCTTTAGTCCACGCTTTAAAGTCGCTTATATTATATTCTGTTTTAATTGTTTGCATTAAAGCATCGTAAAGCAAAAATAATTCGGCACGTTCATCGCCTTGCGGATAAACACCCTCTGGTCTATCAAAATAATCTCCACTTACCAAATAGTTATTAGCCCTACCTACTTTGTCTAATTTATCAAAAATATAAGTTTCAAACGCTCTGGCAAATAACTCCCACTCTCTCGACCAATAATCAGAACCCATAGCCAAAGAATTGGCGTAGTATTGACTATTTCTGGTTTCAAATTCAAACTCATAATATTTATAACCAAACTTTCTAACAATAGCACCTAAAACGCTTATATCTTTTGCTTTTAAATTTTCAATACGTTTGTATTGAGAGTAACGCTCCCTAAATTGCTCAAAATAATCTTCTATATTTTCTGGTTTAGGTTTTGCATAAAAAGAATCTGGTATTTGCCAACTTTTGTCGGAGGCGTTTATTAGTTTCTTTACTTTAACTATTCTTTGCTCCGATAATCTTCTGTTGTCTCCATCTATTGATGGCATAATTCTATTATATATATACTGAAAAATGTTATCAATAGCCTTAAATACGGCTTTGTTTTCAACTGGAGCGTTTCTCATACCGTAACGACCCTCTTTTATAACAGAGGCGTACTCTTTAAATGAATATTCTGGTCTATTTATTTTAGGTATAATGTTATCAAGGTAGTGCATATATTCGTGAGCAACCGCTCCGCCACCTCTGGTTTTTGTAATATTAATAACCTTTCTCAACCCCTCGTAATGTGCCGATGCCTTTCCGTGTCCCCTACTTGCAAACGCTATTGATAAACCACCTAATTTATTAAGTTCAACAATATTCATATTAAGGATGTCTCCAAAGTCTGCCATAGCACCTAAAAAGTGTCGTATATGCTCTTTTGCCTCTTTGTCAAGTAAAGATTGACCTAATTCTACATTAGAAAAACCGAAATGCTCTTGTATTTTTGGATAAGTCGCAAACTTTTTGCCGTTTTTTTCTATTGTAACTGGCGTAATATCGCCATCTTCAATTTTTATCTCCAGTACGTTTAATAAAAGATAGTGGCGGATAAGTGTTTATTTTAAGTTCTGAACGCTCTTTACCATCCGTTTCAGTAGCCTTTCCTTTCTTTGCTCCAGCCCAATCCCAATTATTCTCTCTTACACGATATTTATATTTAACCGCATCAATTCTTTTTTCATCAGTTTTGATTCTTTCTTCAAGGTTTGAAATATATCTTTTTTTATACGCTAAAACTTGTTCCTCGCCTTTTAAATCTTTGTAGTAAAAATATTTTTTTCCTTTTAGTTGCCATTTCCAAAAATCGCCACCAGAAAAACCAGTATCGCCCTCGCTACCTTTAAAAAACTCATCGTAATCTTGTTTTCCCTTTAGTGTATTTACTTTTACAAGTTTTTCTTTATTTTCCTCTAATCTTTTTAAACCATAACCGCTCTCTTTTTCAATCATCATTAAAGATTCTGGCAACGATAACGCCTCGTAATCTTTTGCCGTTTCAATAGTTTCTCTTACGGGGTCGCTACCAATAGTAATAAAGTTTACAAATCTTTTACCAAAAACTTCGGTAAATAATTGTTTTGCTACATAATTAGAACCTTGTCTTGAAAACCCTAAAGACTTAACAAATTCTGCCTCAATATCTGTTAAAGCGTGTACGTCTATATTATATAATTCGTTTCTGTAATTTCGTGATGAGTTTTTTATGTTAATTATATCTACTTCTTTTTGAGTTCCAATATCGGTATTTTCATTAAAATTTTTTTCAAGCGCCTCTATTTTTAAAGCCAATTCATCTACTTTTGATTGAAAATATTCTTTATCTTTTATTTTTTGTGCCGTTTCATCTTCAATATTTTCAATTAGTTCTGGTTTTAAAATTTTAATTATTTCTCGGATGCCAGTTCCTATTGTTTTTTGAGACCGAAAATCCTCAAAATCTTTTACGCTAAAAACACTTTCCATAGCCGTAGCCAGATATGTTGCATAACCTACATAAACTTTACGTTTTTCTTTTTTGTTTGGCGGTTCTCCAGCAAAAGCCTCACGTAATTTTACCTTTAAAAATACCGCTCCAGATGAAACGCCTTTGCCACGTTCCGCCTCAATGTCAACCTTTGGATAAACTTTGTCTTTTTTAATTAACTCAATAGCCGTTGCCTCATCGGTTTCAATTCCCTCTAAATCAGATAAGCCATAAACTTGACCTTTAAGTAATCGGTATGCAGATTTTTCTTTGGCGCTACCACCTATTCTACCCTCTGTATCACTAAAGGTTTTGCCCTCTTGCTTTTTCCTTAAACGTTCCTCAACCTTTGCGGTTAAATTTTCGTTTGGGTTAAAAATATCGCTTTCTGGCACGTTTTCAATATCGGTTAAACCAACCTTAATTTTATACATATATTCAGCGTTTCCGCTTTCAGCTAATTGCTCAAAACTTTTAGCGGTGCTTACTTTGGTATCACTAATAGCAATAACATAGCCTTGTTTACCCTTAAAGTATTTCTCGCTATAAGGCTTGTACTCGCCCTCTTCTTCTGTATATTTGTCCTTGTTAAATTCAACAAGACTACCTATTCTGTATTTTGCGCTCATTTATCTGTTTTTATATCATTTTTTCAAAAAAACCTCTGTCTTTGTCGAAATCAATATCATTAAAATACATTGTTTTTCCTTTCGGCTTTCTTACTGAATTATCTGTAAATTCTACTTTGTAGCCTTTGTTAGTTTTTTCAATAATCTTAGCGGTTGCATCCATATATTTATGTTTATAAATAGTTCCTCCATTTTTAAAAGCACCTTTTCTATAAGCATTTATAGTTTTAGCTGACATAGGAGAACCACCATCAATGTAATTTTGAGCCTCTTTTAAGGTATCAAATTCCTCATCATTTGCATAGTATTTATCAGAGTTTGGTTCATACATTATTTCCTCGTCTTTATATTCAATAAATTCAATTTCGCCACCGTTTTTAAATATGCCAAATCTTTTCTTTTTAGGCTCTGCTTGTTTTGTATATCCAATTATTTCGCTTGGCATCACTTTAACTTGCGTAAATGATGTTGAAATAGTGTAACCATCGTTTAAAATATCAGTAATAGTGCCACTAACAACTTTTTCTTCGCCCTTTCTACCATAGTAAAAATCAACCACGTCTTTTAATTTGTAATCTCCAACTCCACCACCTAAAGCGTACTCATCAAATTCACTTTTACCCTTTGTGCCTATTGGTCTTAAATCGTATGGTTGATTATCTAAGCCAGATTCAAAAGTATAACCAACTGCATAAACCTCATCGTGCATATCAGCCATATCTTTGTAGTCCATATCTGATAAATCATCGCCAAACTTTTCAGCATATTTATCTAAAATAGTTTGCACTTTTTCTGGTATGTTTTCGTAATCTTCAAACAAATCAATTCCTTGCTCATCTATACCGCCTCCAGTTTCTAATTTTACAGATGTAAAAAAGCCTTCTGGCGTTCTTCTTTTAGCGCTAATATCTTGTAAAGAGCCGTGTTTTTCAATAATTTTCTTTTTTAATTCATCAACGTTTTTTGCCGTAAAAAGAGTATCTCTCATATCTGTACTCCCTCCTACTTTTTGAACTTCGTACATAAAACCGCCTCTGCCATATTCATTAATATCGCCTCCAGTTTTCTTTTTTAATGTAGGGTTGTTATAGAAAAAACCATCCATACAACCTACTACTTCTTTTTTAGTTTTTAGGTTCATATAAACGCACTCATCTAACTTTGGAAAGTACCCTAAACACTCATAACCTACGCCTTGCTCATCGTAAAAAATATGCCCTTTATGTTTGTTACTTCTTTTTTCAAGTTCAACTCCATCTTTTGTTTTAACTGTATTGGATGTTTGAACGCCTCCACCTCTGCGCATTAACAATTCTTGGTTATTAAAAACACGTAATAAATTGATTAATTTTTTCTTTGCTGAAAGTTTACGTTTTTCCAGTTCAAATTCAGCACCTTGTTTTTTATCATTTTCGGCTTGTTCTAAAGCATCGGCAATAGCTTGTTGTTCCTCATCAAACGCTTTTTGTTTTTCAGCATCAGCGCCCTCTCTATTAACCTCTGTTAGTTTTTCGATAAACACGTCTGGTTCTGGTTTTTTCTCCTCATCAGCGTATTCCTCTGCCATTAAATCGCCTTTAATTCTATCAAACTCTTGCTCGATTAGGTCAACGGAACTACTAAAATTATCTTGTAAGTAGTTCACTAAATTGGTTATTTTACGTTCCTCAATAGTTGCAACCATTTGGTCTGCACTTTTATTAAAAGTTCCCTCTCTTGTTAATTTTATAATAGTTGCATCCAGATAAAATTTAGAACCTTTTTGCTTATTAAGTGGAACTAAAATTTTATAAAAATCATTACTTCTTATTAGTGAAAATAAATCGTTAGTTTGAATACTTCTACCAATAGACATTGACTTAATGATAGGTAAAGCCTTAACAATAGGTACTGTAATTCGCATTGCTTTTTTGTCGCCTCTTGCCTCCGTTGTAAAATATTCTGGTAACAAAATACCTTTTTTTACACCTCCAGTTGACGTTGTATAGCTAATTAAACTACCTCTTAATTCTTGCTTACCAAATGCTTGTAAAATATTTCCAGTAACAATGTAACGAATAGACTTATCAGTTGCTTTTTCCTTAATAACATCCTCCCAGTTGTTAAGCATATCATCTTGCTCATCACTATAAATATTTTCGTATGTTAAAGCCCTTACACTATCTAATATTTGAAACTTAGATGCTGGTACAGAAACGTAGCGCTGACTACCAGCTATTGCAAATCTCAATTTAAGTGCCGATGGCGAGTATGGGTTTTTAACGGCATCATTTATTACAAAACCAACAAAAATACCTTTGTAATATGCTCCATCAATGGAATATGTTACGCTTGGGTAAGCAACAACTTTACCAACATAGAAAAAATTAAAAATTCTACTAATATTATCTTTTTTATTTCGAGTGCTTGTTTTAATCATTTCTAATGACTTTTCTCGAGCATCATTTATAACTTCAGTTCTTTCCTCAACATATTTAACAATATTTTCAGTTTTTAATGCTTGTTTTTCTTTTTTAATATTTGCAATAAGATTATCAGAATGTTCATTTTGCTCCTTAATATCATTTTCTAAATTTGTTACAACAAACTTTTCGTATTTATCAATTATTGATGTTTTTAAACTTTCTGGTGTGTAACTGCCTAAAGATTCTTTTATAATTGCATCTAATTCCGATTTGCTATATGGTTTTTTTAGGTTATTTACGCTACACTTTTCTAATATAGAATGTCTGCCAAAAACACTATCTCCGCCTTTACCAACAACTACAATTTCTTTAGATAAAATTTCTGCACCTAAATTCATATTTTCAACCTCTAAATCGTATTCTCCAGATTGTCTTAAATATTCAATTTCGGCAATATATCTTTGTGCTATTTCGATATAAAAAGTTTCTTGGTCTTTTGTCGATAAAATTGCAACCCTACCAGATACTTTGTGCGCACCATCAATAATGTTAGGCGTTTCGCCCTCTTTTGTGTCAACTATCTTTAAAGGGTCTCCAATTTGTAAATTAATAAGTGGGTTTTCTCTTAAATAATCAAAAACAATTCTGTCTCCATATTTATTTAAAAAATCAACTTGTCTTACATCCATTAATTCCTCCGACTGCTTTTGACTTGACGTAGTGTTGGCATCTAAAGACTTTAGCTTTTTTTGTAGCATCATCATTAAACGTTTTTCTGCTGGAATAGAACTAATAACATAATCGTAAATAGGTTTAAATATTTGACCAGTACGATTGATACGACCACGTTTTTGAACCTCTGTATTAATGTTTAATTCTGCTTGTAAAATAATTAAAACACGTTGCTTTACTTTGTCTGCTTTTATTTTAGCGTTTGGCAAAGCGTGTGCGGATGCTCCAGTTGAACCAGATTGATTGATTAACAAACAGTCAATTTCGTTATTGTTAAATTGTCTGAAACCATCGTTTGCGCCAATTTTAACTCTCGACTTAACTTGTCCTTTGTCGCCTCCTAAAATTTTTAATTGTCTGTCTCGACCAGTAACCTCAACGCAACTATAACCAGCCTTATTTATTCTGTCAACAAGCGTGTCAATAGGACTGCTACTAATACCAATAGATGCACCTTTAATTTTATTTAAAATTCTAAAATATTCTGCTTGAAAGCGCTCATCCATAGCCATTACATCAAGTGTCATTGGCGTTGAATTTCCCTCTGCATCTTTTTCTGTGTACTTTAAAACACCAGCAAGTCTTTTTTCAAAAATCTTACTAAAATCGGCATTAACAATATCGCCATCTTCAACTGGCGAACCATCATCGTTGCTCATTGTGTTTAAAAAAGACTCCATTGTACTTGCAAAAGCAATTACTGGCTTTTTGCCCTCTTTTAATCTTTGTATTGCTACATCCCCAACCGCTATTGCCTTAATTGAAAATAGTAATTGATTAATTATATTAAAAACTCCACTAAATACTGGTGGGTTATCAACTCCAGCGCCTTTAGTTCCCTTTCTTTTGTCAACTTCTTTATATTCTGCTTTTGCAATTTTATCAAGTTGGTCAATTACTAAATCTACATAGTCTCTTTGAAAGTTTATAATATCACGAATAATATCGGTAGCCCTATCCATTATTGCACGATGAGACACTTCTAAATCTAAATTTGGATAACCTCTTTTTGCTTGTGAAACATCCAGATATTCGTAATTAACTTCAATACCCTCAAAAGAACGCTCCCTACGAATCATTTGTCCCTCTGAAACCAGATTAGAACTCACAATCTCTTGTAAAGCAACGCCTCCAAGCATAATAGCCGATACTAATTGGTCGCTTGTCATATTTGCATCACTCATAGCCGTTTTACCAGCATAAATAGGCATATTGTCTGGTCGTTTTGAGAAAGTTGCTGAAAGGAATGTAACACCTAAAGCGCCCTCTAAAACTTTACCTAAAAATGTACCAACGTTTGACTTACCACTTGCATTGTGGCTCTCATCCATAATTACAATGTTTCCTTGCGCAATTTTCAATAAGTACTGCATTTTTGTACTATCAGTAGCGCCTCTAAATTGGCTATAAGTAGAAAGCACAAAGTCGTAACCCTCTGGAATTTTACCGCTATCAATTATATTTTTGTTTTCATTTGGTGCTAACCCTTTGTATAAAATATGTCCCTCCTCATCTTTAATTGCGGTTTTTGAACCACTACCATTAACGATGTAAGGTATCATTGATTTTTTTCTGGTTCTTTTAACCCTTGTTGAGTTTCCATTTTCGTCTGTTTTTACAAACGTATAACTGTTTGGATAATCTGGGTTTCTTTTATAAACTGGTATTAAAACCGTTTCTGTTTGTTCTAAATCGCTATCTTCCTCATCATCATCATCGCTATCTTCGGCATCTTTTTTTACTAATTTTTTTTCAACTTCTTTCGTACCAACTAATATATCTAAAGGAATATCATCATCGCTACCAATAGCAATAATATCACGGAATAAATCAGAAAATAAGTTTGGCTTTTCTGTTAAGAAAATTGGCTTTAAACCTCTATTAATAGCATATCTTACCATACCTCCAGCAATACGACCTTTACCAATACCAGTTTGGTCGCCAATAATACATCCTTGCCCTTTTTCCTCAATGTTATAAATAGCTACTGCAATGGCATCAACTTGTTCAGATGAGAAAGCATCGCATAAACACTTTAAACCATCTTTACGTTGCTCCATAGTGCAATTTCCAACTATATAGCCGAGTTTTTCAGCAACAAACTCATCCACGCCATTAACTCTGCGGTCAATAGTTTCAATAGCTTTGTGCATATCGTAACGCATAGATGCTGGTACAACTGTATCTACTGACTTACAACTTTCGGATGCTGGTATATAAGATAAATCTTTTACTTGCGCATTTTGTAATTGTATTTCCTCCAAAGGTGCTTTGTTTACCTCTGTTTGCATAATGCTTTCAACTATTTTGGTTTCTGTTTTAGTCTCGTTTGTCATTTCCTTTTTTTTAAAAACTGTTGTATCTTTATATTGCTCAAATTCCGCCTCTGTAAATGTACCCTCATTTCCACTTGCGTTTCTATTTTTTTGCCAATCCTTTGCTTTTTCTGGTATAAATATTTTTCTTACTGGCTTATTACGTGTATCTAAATAATCAGTCATACCTAAAGTACGTGTACCAAAACCATCGTAAGATTCCGTTGCCGTAGTGTAATAAACATCGCCTTTAACCTCTTTTTCAACTGCCAATATAAGTTCATTTTCTGGCACTAATTCTGGTTCACTTTGTGAATCCCACTTAATTAAATATTCGTTATTAGGCTCAATGCTTTGAACCGTTCCTTTAATAGAATTATCATCAGCTATTGATATTCTGTCGTATAAATTAAATTTTGGCATTTTTTCTTTATTTAATTGCTCTACAAGTTTTTTGTAACTCGCTTGTTTCGGTGTATCTAATTTTTCTAAAAATTGAGGTGCTAACTCATATTTTTCAGCATCTTTTTTTGATATAAAAATAAATGGAAATAATCTTGCATCCCTTTTGTCTGGGTTGTTAGCAATTAATCTACCGCTATCACTTGCAAGTTTTTGTAATCTTCTTTTTATTTTTTGAGCCTCCCTCACGTCTTTTTCATCAAGTATAACACTAATTTTTACTTCATTATCTGTTATTGAAAGTAAGCCTACCGTTTGTGTTAAATTTAACTGAATCATACCGCCATCATTTGTAAATTCAACACTTACAATATTATCTGCATAAACGTCAATCGTATTTAATTCTAATTCGCTTAAAAATTTACCTTTTGATAAACCTCCGCTAAATTCAAAGTCCCAATCGTATTTTTGTTGTTTTTCCATCTTAAATGCTTTTGTTTATTCGTTCCCAGAGTACATCAAAACTGTTTACTGGCGTTGGAGAGTTTATTTCGTTCATTGGTATAGGGTTCTCAATTAATGGAGGGAAACCGCTTGGCGTTTCCTTTCTGCCATCAATTAAAATAAGCCTTGTATTAAAAGCCGTTCCTTGTCTGCTATACAAATGCCTACCAGATATATTAATTACATCCATTACGTTATAATGCTTGTACAAATATACAAAATAGGTTCTGTTTTTGCCAGACTGGATGCGACCCTCTTTGTCGTATTCTGTATGCCCTCCAATTATAATAGCGCACCTACCGTTATCTTTCATTGTATCTAAAGCCCTTAAACTCATAACTTGTTCAAGGCTTTTAATATCAGACTTTCCGTATGTTACTACTTCTGTTTTACCGAATGGTGGGTTGGTTATAACTGCATCAAACTTATGCTCAAACTCTTTAAATGGTTCAGAGGCATCTTGTTTTAATACTTTTTTAAAACCTAATACACTTAAATTTCGGTTTCTTACTGTGTCAATTTCGTTTACTGTAAAATCTTCGGTCTTACCAGCTATTGTTAATAAGCCGTTACCAGCACTCGGCTCAAAATAATTGCCTCCCTCTTTGTCAAAACCACAAAATAAACCAGCCAAATAGCCTATTGGCGCTGGTGTGCTATATTGTTGCAACATTATACTTTCACTTGTGCGGTGGCTTAAATTAACTTGGCTTTCGTATAGTTTTACTATTTTTTCAAATCTTTGTTTTGGTGTGAGTGCGCCCTTTAAATTGTAATAGTGAGCGTAAACCCTTGCAACAAAAGAAATGCTTAACTCCGCTAATTCCTTTGCTAAATTTTGCTCTTTAATTCCGAACTCATTTGCCAGTTTTTCTAACTTAATTTTATTATACTTTACATCAGCGTAATTGTCTCTAATTAGTTTATCGACAAACTTTTGTTCGTTTTCTGCAAATAAAGAATTTTTAATGTCTTTTATTTTAGGCTTTGAAACCTCAACATCAGCATCATCGCCAACGCCAACTGTATTAAAGCCATCGTTATTTATTTTAGATTCCTTTAAAAATATATCATTGCTTACATCCTTTAACATTTTATTTTGTGGCTCTGCAAAAAACATAGCATCAAAAATAGCCCTATCAAGTACTTCAATCCTTTGACTATGTTCAGTTCCGTTTTCTTTAATTGCACGATGCAACAAATTAATGGCATCTTGAATATCCGTATCGAATATATCAAAATTAAAGTCTTTATTTTCTAAATATGTTATTATCATTAGTTTGCTCCTCCCTCCTCTGTTTTAAATGCTCCTATTGGTAGTTTCCACTCATCAACAATAATTGGCGATATAAAAGTTCCGTTAGCCTCTTTACTCCAGCGTTCCTTTAATTCTTTTGGTATGTAAGAAACTCCTTTATTTACTTTACTTTCGTAAATATCAGCCCTTTCGCCTTTCCAAACTTTACCAACTTTGCCCTTAATATTTTGCATTTTGCCAGATTTTGTAATTTTGGTGTGTGCTGGTATAAATTCCTCAACTTTTATTTTGTCTCCATAAAGATACGGTAAATTAATAAATGGTTTTGGTTCGAGTATTTTCGTTTCTTTGTTTGGTTTCCACTTAATAAGTGATGGGTTTTCTGTTTCCGCTTTTACTATTGCCGAGCCTTTCGCATCTAAATCTTTTTCAATTTCAGCAATACGCTTTACTTTTTCTGGGTTAATTTCATTAATAGATGCCCAAGTATTAGCTGAACTAAATATACAAAGTTGGCAACTGCATCTATTCCAACCCAACTCATAACAAGGATGCGGTTGAACTTTATGCTCTTTAATTATATCCCAAACTTTTTGCTCATCCCAGTCAATTATAGCCCTCCATTGTATTAACTGTTTATTTATTGTGTTTTTGCTATTATCAACCTCATCGTATTTTGCACGATTTGTACTTTCAGTACGTCTTTCGCCAGTCATTACACAAACTTTAGATTTTTTAAATCTATCCCAGTTGTTAATAACTTTGCTCATAACGTCTATTTTTACAACGCTTGAACACCAACGTTTATTTAAGTCCGATGCTACTGCTGGAAATTTTAAACGTGTATTTAAAAACCTTTCAGAGCCTTTGGTAGTAATTTTATTAAACTTTCCCTCTGGTTCAGATTGATAAAAAACGCTTTGAGGTGGCGCATCTTGTCTGTAAATGGCATCTAATATTCCGCCCTCCGCATAAGATGAGTACATTTTTAAATCAAACGCTTTGGCAAACGCCTCGCAATAAGATGGCGTACAAGCCCAGTCAAAAAGTTGCTCCCCTTTGCCATCAACTTCGTGATGCCATAATTCAATTCTTTCTTTTGGTATTTTTAATTCAAATAGAGCATATAACACTAAAGCAATACTATCTTTGCCTCCAGAGAAAGCAATTATAAGGGTAACGTCTTTTGAATTACTTACCCAGTCAATAACAGATTGCCTATTATTTACCGTATTAATGTCTATTTCGCTAAGGTTTTCGATGTTTTTGTATTTTTTTTTTAATCTTTCAACTGTATCATCAATTAATTTGCCTAAATGTTCTTTTTTTTTATCTGGCGAATCATCCTCCAGTAATAGTTTTAAAGCCTTTAATTTGTTTTTTGAACTAAATTTTTTGGCGTAACCTCTTAACTTATCTAAAAACCTCTCATCTGCCTTTGTTATATTATACTCGCTCTCTTTTAAACGAGCCTCAACGTCTTTTAATTTAACAATACCTTTTTCTAAAAATTCGTGCAACTGCTTATCATCCAAAATAGCGTATTTATAAATTTGTCGAGCATATTGGTTATTAGCCTCTTTTTTTGTAAAGTTATTTTTGTAATAATCTGCTGACAAATACAACTCTTTTGGAATAAGCCAAACGGATGCGCCATAGTTTTTTACTCTATCGTAGTCCAAAAGTTCTTTAACAAATCTGTTGCTTTCTTTCCACGCTCCAACGCTTTCAATTATTTCCTTAACTTTTTCGTAAGGTAGTAAGCCAGTTTCAACCGCTAATAAAAATACATTACGTTCAGCCGAATCATCCAGTAAAGGCAATACAACTGCATACTTGTAATAGTCTTTACATTCCATTTTTGCTTTAGTGCCATCAAGTCTGGTATCGACCTCATAGTTTTCAGCATACTCGCAAAATTCACTTTGTGTTAAGTGCCAGAAAATAGGCTTATAATTAGAATCAAAATGTTTTTCCTCATCCGCTCCCTCATCATTCTCATCAAATTCGGCATCTTCCTTATTACACGATGAACTCCAACTGGTATTGCCAGTCGGTTTACAACTAATTAATTCTGTATATCTATCATCATCTTTTTTAGCAATATCAATAGCCTCGTTTCTGTTTTGAGCGCATATCCACGTTTTAACATTGTGCTTTTTGCCAGTATTAATGTAGTACTTTACTAAAAATTCTTTGTGTGTCGGCTTTTGTTCAACTCCGCCTCCAGTATCAAATTTACTTTCAAATTCCTCTAATTTTGTATAGTATTGGCTATCTTCTGCCAGATGCTCTTTTGCAATGCTTTCTGGTGCTTGTTTTGGCGTAATTTCGTGCTTATAAAGTTTGGTAGCCGTACCGATATGCTCTCGCTCTGATTTTATTCCTTTTGCAAGTTCGCCTCCAGTCTCTAATTTGTTTTCTTTTTTCTTTATTTCGGTTTCAATAAGGTTTTTCATAAAGTCCCAGCCCTTATCGACCTTGTTAAGCCACTTTAAATTTGCTATAACTCCAGCAATACGAAAATCCCCTTTGTGTCTGGCATTAAAACTTTGCCATTTAACATACATCCATTCCTCGTTTTCAGTCCAGTAGCCACGCTTTAAAGCACGTTCAAGATTTTCAAAAGCCGTATTGCCAAACTCGTTTCCTCCAAGCGCCCAAACTTTTGGATGTTTGTCTTTAATTTTTTTAGCGTAATTGTATATCCATTTTTGCGGTATATGGTTTGGGTTAAATTCAATGGTTCTACCGCCTTGCTTATATTCTTCGGTGTCTGCCATTGCCTTATCTGGAGGCAATATAGGAACTCCGTTACCAGCGCTCTGGTTAATTCTGCTTAATTCTTTCCAATGTTTTTTAGATGCCTCCTTGTTTATAATAACCTCTCCGCCCTCCAGTTCAACCATCTGTTTGGTATCTGTAACAATAGCCTTTATACCGCCCAAAGACTTACCGCTTTTATCGTAATGAGGTTTGCCTTTCAGCAATCCACCATCTTTGCCGTTATTCGTTGTTGCCATTAATTATTAATTAATTTTAAATAACAACAAAAATATATAATATAAAAATATAAAACAACTAAATAACAAATTATTACACACTTGTATATTTGTGTATGCGTTGAGTACGTTGGTTTTATTAGATTTTACTCTAAAAAATTTTATGTGGGCGTTTAATTATTCGATAGTGAGTAATATCGTTATTATTGGATGACCAGCCCATACTATTCCAAGTTTCGTAATGTTGCTTTCCGCTTTTTTGTCGGTAAACTTCATATTTACCATATTCTTTTGGTCTGCTATCAATATCGTTAAAATTATATTTAACCCAGTTTGTTGGCGTTGATTCTTCTACTACCAGCCTTGCATACTCGATAAACATTATAATTTTAGTTTCCTCCGATAAATTTTTATCGGCTTTCATTACATCGAGGCTATGATATAAATATTGATTGCTTTTACTCATATTACTTATTTTTTAATCATCTTTATTTTATTTAGCAAATTGACCGTTTTCTCCGCCATAGGAAAGTATTAAAACCATTGGTATCATAGAAATTACAACCCCTAAAATCGCTGACATACTTCTTCTTCGCTTGATTGATTTTAGGCATTGAGTCTCTTTGCTTTTTTTATTCAAAAATAACAATTAAATTTAATTCCCTTGCTAAATTATATTCAATATTTGCACCTCTGGATGTGTGCCAGTTCTTTAACATATAAATATGCGTACAGTCTAACATAGCCTTTAAATCTGCTTTCATATAGTTTTCCCAGCTACCATCGTGGTCGTGGTTTAAACGCATTGGGTTTATAACTTCAAAGCCTTGTTCAATACATTTTTCTTCCGCATCACAAAAGGTTAAGTAAGCGTATCCATATTCAAGTCCACTAATTTTTCCACTTATGTAAATTGTTTCTGTCATACTTATTTGTTTTTATTGGTTATTTAAAAGTTCTTTGATTAGTTCTTTGAAATTCAAAGACATTCTTATTTGTTTTTATTGGTTACTTAAAAATTATTATACTTCCTTTGTACGCCCATCGTTTCTCTGCTTTTTCCCACCAAATATCGCCATCTTCTTTACGCAACGTATCTTTAACCGCTTTTGTAATGTTATCTGTGTCTGGCTTACTTTCGCAAGGCATACCGTTTTTATTAGCTTTTTTCTTTTTACTCCAACTATCTGGCATTGGTACGAGGTAAAGCAAATCAATACATTTACCCAGTTCAAAATTTACACTTTTGGCTTGTAATTGCAATAAGGTTTTAAATGCGAAATATTTTGTTACTGCTGGTCGTTGGCGTTTTTTTGGGTCTGGATGGTTTGGGTTAAGTTTCCAAGTGTCGCTCTTTGTCATTCGCACCGCTCCCATCGGCACTACATCAAAAATAAAATAACCACGTGTGTTATCCATAACGTATTTTGTAGCTGGTATATTCAGCACCGAGCCATCGTTTGAAACTATTTGCCCCAGACTATTTTGTACTCTTTTAGCCATTGAATATTGCTTTTGATATTTTTTTTAGTAAATAAAATTCATTGGATTGTTTAAACATAAAGGGGTTGCTACTTAGATTCCATTCGGTTGCTTTAAAGATAAAGGCGCTATTATTGAATTGTTTTACAAAACGTATAGGCGTATCAATAATGTGCTTTGGCTTGTAAACATCCCCAAATGGATGGTTTATATCAAAATCACGCTCAACCATATAAGAGGTATCAAAAAAGTAAAGTTTTTGGCTACCATTTTCGTTTATTAAATAATGCTTACAGTTATTAATCTCAATTATATTTTGCATCATTGTTTGTTTAAATGAATTTTATGCCTTTCGTTTAAGTAGTCCATATATTGAGGCTTATCTCCGTATTCAATGTGGCACGTTCTACATACCGCCATTAAATTTTCAATATCATCTTTGCTTTTACTACCTCCCATACCTCTGGCGTTAATGTGATGTATGTCAACCGCTCTTGCACTACAACACTCGCAAGGGATAAACTCATCCCCAGCGATGTTGAAATGCTTAAAATAAACCTTTGTGTGGTTTTTCATTTACCATTTAGTTGTATTGGTTATGCAATAACTTGAACCTACGTGAGCGTTCATCCAGTCCGCTTGTTGTAATATAAATTCTTTATTGTTTCCAGTACATTCGTTTTTAATGACAACAGAATAATTTGCTACATTGTCGCTTTGAACGATTCCGCAATTACAAGGCTTATCTTCTTCTTTTTTGCAAGATGCTAATGTTAAAACAGTAGCAATTAATAAAATTGATTTTTTCATTTTGTTTGGTTTTATATGGTTAATTTTTAAAGTGGTAATTCTCCTTTGTCTGTTTTTTTGCCTTGTTTTTCTTTTAGCGCATCCGTTACTTTAACCTCTATTTGCTCAACTTCTTTAGTTTCGGTTGCGGTTGTTTTGGTGTCTTTAATTTTGTTTTTAAAAGCCTCCTCAACCGTTGTATCTCCATCTTTAATTGCTTGTGCAATACCTATCAATGTAATAAGGTTATCTGTATCAATATGGTCGATACTGGCTTTGCCAATTACTGCCAAAACTTCTTTTTCGCTAACTGAATAAGATTCTTTAAAGCCCTCTAAAACTTTTTTACGTTTTGCCATTAATTTTGTAGCATCCGAAACGTCTCCAGTAATTGTTTTTTTTGCCTCGTTGTAAACTTTGTCAACAATAGCACGAGGTATAACTGATAAAATAGCGTTTCTCATTGCAATACTATTACCAGCGTTACCAGTAACCGTAATCATATCATCGTTAAAACGACCATATTTGCCAACTATACTGCGCTTAACCTCAACTTTAATAGCAAGGTTGGTTTCTAAATCAAATGCAATAGCTTGGCTTGTTACGTGCTTGGCATCAATGTTAATTACCTTTGCCTCAATTCGTAAATTTCCCCAGTTTTGCGCTAAGATTTTTGCTAAATGTACTGATGCTCCAGTAATAGTTTTGCCAGAACGAGGAACAGAATACGTGCAAGTTGATGCCGTTTCAATATCCATTGTGGCTATTACTATTGAGTTTTCCAGCGCTCTTTTAACGCTACGTGGGTAAGCCTTTGCCGTTGTTATCTGCATATCAATCGTGGCTTTGTCTTGTTGGTAAACAATATCCGTGCCTTGCACTTCTGCTACCGTTACTTCTTCTGTGTTTTCCATACTTATTTGTTTTTAATTTGGTGCTAAATTAATCTTTATTCACAAACATACACGATAAAGTTATTAACATCACTCGACATTTTTTTTATTTGTCGAGTACACTATTTTTGTCGAGTCCTTTTTTGTTAATTTCTTTTGCCAACTTATGAACATCTATTCCAACTTTCCTTAACGCAATCTTTAAAACTTCTGCAAAATTTTTTGATAATTTTTTGTCGGCATATTGTACTATTGACAAATGGCTATCAAAAAACTTTTCTACATCCGTTATTTTAGCCCACTCCGATAAAATTAATTCTTTTGGTAGTTCCGTTTTAGATAACTTTTTTCTAATCGCTTTTATTAATTTTTCTTTGTCGCTCATACTTATTTTTTTATTTGTGTGTAATTATCTTTAATTTTTTGGCTTAATTTTTCTGCTTTTTTTCTTAATTTTATCCTTCTAATTACATCGCTACCACTATTGGCTATCCAGCCACCATTAAGGTAAGCATCAAGCACTTTTGTTACTTCTTTAAGTGTTTCTAAATCTACTTTATACATTTCGTTTATTTTTAATTGTTAATCGGCATAAGCACCGTCATCTTCAAAGTTTTTGGGTTCTCTTACTGGAGGTGCAATATGCTCATTATATGCTATTAAAACACGCTCTGAACTAACAACAACACCTCTCTTTAAATCAATCCACTCATCATCATTATTTACTTTTTGTTGAAAGTTTTGGTCTATAAATTCTGAAAGTCTGTGATAGTGTCTTAATAGGTGCTTATCCATTGCATCTTCAATACCTTTGAGGAACGTTATATAGCCATCGCTTTCAAGCATATCATCCCAATCGTGTTGCTTTAACTCTGGCATCTTTGCAAAAGTGCATTTTTTTACTAAATCTAATTTTTTGCTCATTTTTGTTGTTGTTGGGCTTTTTGCCAGATTAATTTTGCGTTTTCAAGTATATAACCTTTTTTATGAATGATGCCATTTATTTTACTTGTGTAAATAGGCTGAACCGCTCCATTATCTAATTGTGCAAGTTCTGTAATTATATTAACACTTTTGTTTACTTCAATTAAAGTTGTTCCAACCTCAATCGTTTGGTTTAATACCAGTCTGTGAGTTTCTTTTGCCATTATCTTAAAATTGTTATTTTTTCACTTTTGTTAATTATATCAAAAAAGTCTGTTAAATTTTCAAGTTCGTAACATTCCTTTAAAATCTCAAACTCGTTGTAACTGCACCAGTAATTGTTATCCATAGACCACTTTAGTAAGTCGAGACCCATACGATACATTTTTCTGCCATACTCGGTCATTTCATCATCCAATACATATAAAGCCGTTTGATAAGGCGCTGATTTTTCTATTGCGCAAAATACATAGTTTTCACGCTTTAAAAAGTCCATATAAAACGCTGAACTAATTGAGTAACCATACTTGTAAACATCGCTTTTAAATGAGCGAGGGCTACTTTGTTGGCACGTTTTAATATCTGTAATGGTGCTTTTGTTATTAGCAAAACTATCTGGGCGCATACGAATTTTTAAACCAGTTTTGTCGTCAACTGTATAGCAACTTACTTCTCGGTAGCTATCTTTAATTAGTTCCAGAAACGTTTCGTTTTTACTGGCGCTTAATCCCATTTTAATAACCATTTCGTACTCATCCATAAATAGAATGGTTTTGCCGTTTGAGGTTTCTAAAAATTCAGCGTAACCTTGTTTACCAGCCGTTGTACGCATATCAAATTTGGGCGCTACTATATAATTGCTTTTAAACAACTCTTGCTCCAATACAAGTTCGTGCAATGCTGAACCTATTGGAAAGTGCCTTTCTGTTGTCTTATTGGGTTCTTTAACCTCCTCAAAGGCTTTATAAAAGTAATAACGAGGCGAGTGTAAAAAGTTTTTTATATCGGATGCGCTGATATGGTCTTTTTTACTTAGATACTCCTCAAAGGTATCTTTTACATAATTTACTTCTGTTTTTATAGTTTCCATACTTATTTTTTTTTACAAATTTAATTTTATTACACAAACGTACAAGTTAGAGTTATTAACAAATATATGTTAATTATTATCATCTTCTAATACGGCTGGTTCTACTGGTTTTTTATACATAAATACTTCCTCAACTGACGTTTCAAGGGCTTGTGCCACTTTAATTGCAATAGGCAAACTAATACAACGCCTTTGTCCGTTAATGATTCTCGATAGGTGTGATGGTCGAACTCCAGATATATCTGATAGTTCTTGTATGGTCATTTGCTTATCTATTAACATAGACTTAATTCGATTGCCGTACATTTTTTCTTTTGCTTTTTTCTGTATCATTTTATTAATTTTTAGAATGGTAAATTATCGTACTCATCTTCTTGTTCTGGTTCATTTGAGTTTGGGCTTTCGCTCAAAAAATCATTATTTTCTGCTATTTTTTTTGGCTCTGGTGTGGTAAACGAACTACTTTGATTGCTCTTAAACGTGTCGTAGTTTTCAAGTTTAGTTAATTCGCCATTAAAACCAAGCCTTAACTCGCCCAAACTACCAGCACGATGTTTGGCTACAATTAAAGACATTAAGCCGTTACACTCCAGCGTTTCGCCTCCTATTTCGTATGTTTCAATTCCATAGTACTCTGGTCGGTAACAAAATATAACCATATCGGCATCTTGTTCAATACTACCAGATTCACGTAAGTCGCTTAACATTGGTTTTTTGTCTCCGCCTCTGCTTTCAACCGCTCTGCTTAATTGACTTAGTGCTATGATAGGAACATCAAGTTCTTTTGCAAGTGCTTTTAACCCTTTGCTTATCATTGAAACCTCTTGCTCCCTATTGCCTTTACCAGCATCAACGGTCATTAACTGTAAATAGTCAATAACAATTAACCTCACTTTTTTATCTCTAACTAATTTACGTGCCTTGCCCTTTAAATCAATAAGGCTTAAAGATGGCGTGTCATCAATATAAATAGGTGCGGTGTTAAGTTCTAAACAACGGCTTTCAACAAGCAATACCTCGTCAACTGTTAATTGCTTTTTTATTATTCGGCTTGAATTTATTCCAGATAAACTACTTTGCGCCCTACCTACTAACTGGTCGTTTGACATTTCCAAACTAAATACTGCGGTTGCTATATTATCTCTAATAGCTGGGTTCAAAGCAAATGCCAAAGCGCAAACAGATTTCCCCATTGCTGGTCTCCCAGCTAAAATAATAAGGTCTGTTTTTTGCCAACCATTTGTAAAATTGTCAATATTTCTAAAACCAGTTGGTACGCCAGACTTAATACCACTTTGAGCAACAAATATACTTTCTGCAATAACTTTTTCGTGTACCTTTCCAATTTGCTTTACATCGTATTTAATTACTCCAGATATTGCACCCTCAATTTTTGTTATACCTTTCTGAAACGTATCAAAAACATCCAAAGTGTCATCGTAAGCGTTTTTAATATTTTCAGTACTTAAACGTATCATTTCACGTTTTAAAAATTGTTGTACCACAATTCTGGAATGATACTCAATGTTAGATGATGATGCAATTCTGTTAGTAAGACTACTAATATAATAAGCGCCTCCAACTTCTTCGAGTTTATCCAAACTTTTTAACTTTTGACAAACTGTTAGAATATCAATAGGACTGGAGCGCTTATACAAATCAATAATAGCCATAAATAAGATTTGATTAGCCTCTTTATAAAAACACTCTGGCGTAAGAATATCCACGACTAAATTAATAGCCTCACTTTCGAGCATACAAGCGCCTAATATAGCCTCCTCTAATTCTACCGATTGAGGTTGCAATAAGCCGTACTCTGGTTGTTTTCTTTTAGTCATTAGTTTGTCTGCCTATGTTATTGATTTCCCATAAATTTAATTGATTAAAATGCTTTCCATCTGGGTTCGCTTTGCCTTTTAAATTGCATTTAGCACATACCTTAAAACCACTCTGGAATTGCTTTAATAAATCAGTCTTATTGTTTATGGCTTGAACAATAATATCTTGCGGATATTCGGTGTTCTCATCAATGGTAACGACAAACTCAACTTTTTTTAGCGTTTCATTAATTACTTTTTCTGCATAAATCACTTTTAAAGTGCCTTTTAAATCTATTGTCATACTTTTGTTTTTTTTAATTTATAATACACAAATATACACGCTATATTGATTGTTTTTACTATTGTTAATAAGTTTAAAATAAATCTTTAAGCCACTCAAAATCACTTACAAAAGATACTTCTTTGCCGTTTTTTAAAAATACAATTACATTTGTTTTTGTAACTTGTACTTGTGAAATTTGACTAATTGCTAAAAAGCCACCATCATAATTTACAGTACCACTTTTTAAAGACTTACAAATTTTTTCAAGCCTATAAATTTTTTTTTCGCACCTTTCAGTACTTTCTTTGGAATATTTATCATACGAAATAAGAAAGTTGTACTTTTCAAAAAGTTGTTTTACTTTTTCTTTTGATGTTTTGTTTGTGAGTTTTCGGCATTTAGCTGGTATCAATAACATTTCTCGTTTAAATGTCCACATTGTTAAATTTTCTTGTTCAGTTTCCATACTTATTTTTTTTTAGTTTTATTTACTTCTTTTACTTAATACATAATCTTTTAAATCGCTGATACAAGCCTTGCAAACTTTAAAAGCAGAATCATAATTATTTATATCCATATCTTCAACCGCATCACATATTTTGCAACTAAAACCAACAGATAAAACTTTTTTTGTTTCCTTATCAAATTTTACGTTTTTATTTATTTTAGCATACATTTTATTAGCTATTTTATCTTCCGATAATTCAATTATATCGTAAGGTATTGGCACTCCAGCGCTTAACTGGTCTGGAATTATAAAGTCCATAAAAGCCTCTTGGTCGTCTTTTTTAACGAGGTACGATTTTAGTGTGTTTTGCCAAATGATAAAGTCTTTTAGGCTATCAACAGTTGTTTGCATTGGTTTTTCACTTTCCGTGCATTGGTAAATTAGGTTTTCGCCTACTTTTAATAAAATTGAGTGTTTCATTTTGTTTGGTTTTTATTGGTTAATTTAAAAAATATTAAGTTGATTTGGTTTTGTTTCTGTTTTAGTGGTTTTTTTGATAGTTGGTTTTTCCTCTAAATAATTATCAATTCTCGCTTGTGCTATCTTTGAGTATTCGGCATCTTGCTCCAATCCTACAAATTGAAATCCCTCTAACTTACAAGCAACTCCTGTTGTTCCACTTCCGCAGAAAGGGTCTAATACTATTCCGTTTTTAGGTGTAATTAATCTAACAAGGTATTGCATTAACTTAACTGGCTTAACTGTTGGATGAATATTTGCCATTGGCGTTGGTCTTGGTTTATATGCTACGTTTCTATCATCTTGACCCTCATCCCTCCCCTCTATTACTTTTTCATCAAAATCATCAAGCCCTTTGTTCCTTTCACTTTTTGATGCTTTTGCTACATAAAAAAACCTACTCGCACCACCAACATCTGAATATGTACTATTAGGACTTCTATGACCACTTGCGCTATTTTTAACACTTCTACCCTCTGTATCATTTATGTATAACTTTGCTGATTTACTACTCTTACTTTCTCCACTTTGTTCGTCAAGTATTTTAATAGGACAATCATCAACACAGTTCCAATTTTCTATGGTTTCTTCTCTATTTTCGTCAGCAAATTTATTTCCCATATCCTCTCCATCTTTCCAACCACCGTTATATAAAGTTTCATTACCATTATATTTCGTAGTATGGTGAGCATCGCTTTTTACTTTTTTCGTTCCAACACACTCGCAATCTTCGTGATGAGTTAATATCAAATTTGCTGGGAAACGACCTTGTGGTTGATTAAAAAATTCAAGTTTATCATTTTTAAATCCACTATTTTCTTTCCATTCTCCATTAGACCTCTCGCCACCGCTATACGCACCACCATTCAAATTATCATTTGTACCAACTCTACACCCATCAATGTTAATAGCACCAGTTCCCCACTTCAATACATTTTCTGCAATAGTTAATCCTTTCTCTAAAGGTTTTCTGGCAAGTACAATAGGTTCATTTGCTGGTTTTAAGGCACTACCCCAACCATCCCATTGTTTTGCTTGGTCGGTAGCTGGTGCGGTATATTCAAAATCTCCACTTGTATTATTTTCATTCCAACCATTTGAATCATCGTATGGTTTTACATTTCTTGTCCTTTTGCCAATTATCTGCGTTCTTTCTGCTCCTTGCATTTTATCAATAGCTTTGCTAATATTATGCGACTTTGGGAAACCACTACCATAAAGCCATTGAATACAATCCCTTACCTCAAAACCAGAAAATCTCATAGCCATAACACCCCAATCGTATGTTCGTGTACCAAAAAAAGATAAAACGTGTCCTCCGTGTTTTAGAACTCTAAATACTTCTTTCCAAAATATTGGTTGAGGGACAAAGGCATCCCATTCTTTACCCATAAAACCGCTACCAGTAACTTCGTGATAACCTTTTTCAATCCAATCTTTCATTAATTCTGGAGCGTTTGGCTCTTTACCCAATCCATAAGGAGGGTCTGTTACAATGGCATCAAAATAGTTATCTGGGTATTGCTTTAAAATATCAATGTTATTGCCGTTTATTATTTTCATATTTATTTATTTTTTAATTTTTCATAATACTCTTTTTGCGACTTTATAAACTTATTGGCTATTGCTATTTCCACTACCAATTTATGAATTTCGGCTTTTAATTTAGCATTTTCTGTTTCCAGTTTTTTTATTTTTTCAATTTGCATATTGTTATGTTTTTATTCGCCAAGCAACTTACTGCTTGACTTGATGTTTTCTTTTGTCGTTTTATCTAAATTGTGAGGAATCCAGTAAGTAAAGTGTTTTATACAATCGGCAAAATTTTGATACTTTTTATCAAACGTGGTTTGCTCCTTTACAAACAACTCAATAAGCGTTTCTAACTGGCGCTTACTTATCTTATGTTTCATTGCGGTTAATTCGTGCAACGTTTGATTTTTAAGCAACTCATCTTTAAATTGCTCTGCCGTTTGAAACTGAAACCCAGCAACGTACTCTTGCGGACTTACTTTGTTTAGTAACGTTCTATCAATATGTTTACCCCAGCAATTAACAAATGAAACGGCATTAAGACCAACGACAACGAGACCAGCCTTATGTAATTCCTCAAACACACGCTCATACTTCGTATAGTTTGGTATATCGTTTTTAAATATATCAAAAGAAACTGCATTACTTACGGTTGGCGTTTTACTTTTAAAGTGATACGTGATACAATTAACGTAAAGCATTTTAGCCATCGTAGATAGCTTTATTTCGGCATCTTCGTTGAATATCTTATCTATCGTGTATAAGTTGATTACTGTTAGCATACGGTTGTTTACGATTGTTTACGATTATAATTCTGGTTTCAAATATAAATAAATTACTTGTATGTTTGTGGTTTGTTTATAAATAAAAAAAGACGTAGGTTTTTACGCCTACGCCTTAATTAATTAGTTCCAGTTATTCTGCATTATCTGATAGCCTATTTGCTCCAGTTCAGTACTTCTATCGTAACTGTGAACGTCTTGCGCCATTCGTGTAACGGCATTGCCAAGACCCCAACTCGATAAATCGCCTCCTTGTATTAAGTGGCTTAACACGTTACTATTTTCGTGTTGAGTGAGGTTGAATTTTTTTGCAATCAACTCAATAGCTTTCTCTGGCACTTCAATTTTACGTGTAGCGCTTTCTCGCATACTCTCCACAATTTGTTCAAACGTAACCGCATCCAACGAAAATTTAACTAAATCACGTACCTTTAACCAGAACGCTTTGTCAACTGCTTTTAGCGTATCATTACTAAATTCAATTTGGCTCATTTCGTCTGTCTTACCAGCGTGGTACTTACGCATTGCAAAATCATCCGCTATCATTCCATTACTGCAAACAAGTCTGTAAACAAGTGGCTTAATACTTAAACTGCCGTGTCCAGTCTCGCTATTGCTTATTAAGATACCAGCGCTAACTACGTCTCCTTTCGTTACCTCTGCTTGTACTTTGTGAGTGATAGCTTTAATGTAAATCTTTTTGTCCGTAATCTCGCAACTTTCGATTGTAGCGTTTGCATCCAGTATCATAGGTAAAACGTTTTGCGCTAAATCAAAATTGTCAAGTCTGCGATACTTATCGCTTAAAATCGCTCTTACGTTACCATCTAATGTACGTACCATACGTTTGTCGTTACTCATAGATAACCAATGTTGCACGTTTGTCGCAAGTAACGATGGGTGTGATAACATCATATCGTAATACTTTTTAGGAATGTCGCAAAATGAACCTAATTGCACGTGTCCGTTACTCGTTAATGGAGCGGTAAATAACTCGCTATCGTTGTCCTTAATAGGAAACCCAAGTTCGAGGTTGTCGCTATTCACAAATGCGTTAATTTTGTTTGCTGGAATCATAAAGTCTCGCTTTGAGTCTTGTTGGCGTTGTACTTCCATTGCCAGTTCTTGAATTGTTCTACCGTGTTTCATACTTTTTTTGTTTTATATATTATAGTTGTGTAGTGTTTTCAAGGATGCTACGCCCCTCTTATTTTAAAGATTAGTAGTCATAGTAAAGCTAACTTCGTAAAATTTATCATTAAACTCTTTTTCAGTAATTACACTACATTTGTCATCAAATGCCATCCAAATATTGTACTCTGTTAAGTCTATTGTGCAATATTCTTTATCACTGCCAGAATATATCTTAATCATTTTAGTTTCAGAAATAGCCTTGTACCAATGGCATATATTATCTGTTGAATAGTGAGGGAATGATACTTCAATTTGCTCCTCTGTTACGTTTCTTCTTGTAATAATCATAATAAAAAGTTGGTTCGCCTATACACCATAAGGTTTTAGTTTATAGTTGTTTTTAAATTTTTAAAGGGAGGTTTGAGCCTCCCAATAGTTTTTAGTTGTTATTTATTAAATTTGTTCCATAAAAGAAGTGCTATTACTCTACTTTCAGTACCATTCATATACTCTAATATGTTCCAAGCGTTATCGTAAGTAACCTCCTCATACGCCTCTTTAATCGTAATACCGTAATGACTGGCGATGTTAGTTAAGATTAAAGTTTTGTAGTCTCCGATTGAGTCTAAAAAAGCCTTGTTTTCTAAGTGGTTACTGTTGTTTTGGGTGTTTGTTTTAGTTGTCATATTTTTATAGTTTTTAGTTTAACAATACACAAATATACACGTTAATTCGATACCTCCGACAAACGTGTTGAAAAAAAGTTATAAACATAGCTTAACTCACTCATTTTCAGTCAATTAAATTTTAGTTCACACTCCCTTGCGTGTGTTATACGTGTATATATAATGTATGTTTGTGTGTGCTATACGTGTGTGCGCCTTTACTGGCGTGGGTTGTACGCAATTATATCACGTACCAGCGTATAAATATGCGCTCATATACGGACATAAATTTTAATAACAAAATAAAAAGTGTTAAATTTTAGTGGATGTGCGTAACTTTTTACGTTTACCTATAATGTTAATAAATACCGTATAATGTTAATAAATCGTAACCTAAAGGGTGTTTTTTACCCTCTTTTTTGCCCTCTTTTTAACAAAAAAAAGTGTCGATTTTGGGTTATAAATTCTTTTCAACATTCTTGCAAAGTTCATAACTATTTCGTATATGCAAACGCTTTTTTTACCGCCCAAAAAATTGTGATGTATCTTCAATCGTACTATTGACTATTTGAGATAGTGAATATTCATAGTAACGCTCAACTCCAGTCGCAATAACACGCCCTTTCTCGTTTTTCTTAGTTCCATCAAAGTCAAGCCAAGTAACTCGTTTCTTTGCACGGTCAACGCTAATGAACTCAACTGGCTTATTCTTTACTTTGTAGCCCTCATCCATCAAATAACGCTCAACCCAGCGCTTTTTGTCGTATGTAGTAACGATACAGTCCGTTAAAAACATACAAAACGTGTTACCCATTTGCGAAAATAAGTACTCAAACATTTTAAATACGTGAGTAATGATGTGATTGCGGATGTATTGGTAATGTACTGGTGTACGCTCAATTCTCCTTGCTGAAAGTACTGGTTTACCGCCCTCGAATGGTACTATTGTAGTACTTTTACATAAAGAACCAATACAAGCGTTTCGCCCTACTTTCCAGTCTTTTTTTCTTTTACCGATTAAATAAGTTTCGTATGTGATGTAACCCAGTTTATAAGCGGTGCGCCAGTAACAATCATTAATATCAATCATTACTAAGCATTTACCGATGTTACGTTCAATAGCATCCAGATTAAACATTTGCTCCGAATAGTTATTGCCGTATGCCAGTAGCGTGTCTCCTTTAGTTTCCATAAAGCTATCAATGTCTTTCATAAACAACTTATTCAAATGGTGTCCGTGTCCGCCACTCCCTTGCAAATCTAATGATATATACTCTTTGCCGTTGTACTGTATCTTATCCACGCTCCCAGAACTTCGATAAATAAAAGACTTACCCTCACGAATCAGATATTCCTTTGTGTTTATGAATGTTTCACGTTCCGTGATTACAATTTTCTTTAGTTTTTCCGTTTCCATACATTAATTTATTTTATACCCAGTAATTTATTGATTTCCGCTTTAGTGTAGCCCTTTTCAAGCAAAGTCAACACTTTATCTATCTTTTTTAACTCCAATTCAATCGTTTTTTGTTTTTCTTTCTCTATGGCGATTAATTCAGCCGATGTGAACCCTTTACCCTCCGATGTGGTTTTAGATGCTCCAGAGGTCGTTTCTGTCGTTTCTGGTGTGGTTTTTTGTGTTTGTTGCTCCCCAACTTCTACTTTATAGTCCGCAAACGTTTTATTGTCCGTGTCCGTTAAAACAAATGTAGTATAGCCATCGTAATTGTTTCGCAAGTGTCTATAAAAACCCAACTTGTATTCATCAATTACGTCTTGTGGCTCTCCAGAGGCGCTATATTCCCCACTTTTGTCCGTAAAGGTGTAAGATACCGTTACTCCATCAAACTGCGGTAAATTAAGCGTTTCCTCCAGTTTATAAAACTTAAAATCATTCGGAAATTCTCCCTTTACTGGCTTTTTTACAAGGTCTATATATAGCTGGTCAACATTCTGCTCAATGAATTTTAAAGGATATTTCTTTGTTTTTTCATTAAATTCAGCACAAATTTTAGTAAAATTCTTTCCAAACTTAACCCCAGTCTCTTTGCTATAAGCCGAAAGTATCTGTTGAATTGTGTTAAACCTATTCGGTTTCCTTACAATCTTTTTCTTTTTAATCGTTTTTTTAGCGGATGCTTTCTTTGTAGGCATCGACTTTTTTTTAACTGATTTTTTTTTCTTACTGGACATAGTTATTTTTTTTCTCATTACAAAATTACAAATTATATTTCACTTATACTAATT